TTACCTCCGTACATCGTTAAACGTACCAATGTTTACATGGATAGATGGTGTGCTGGATGGGGATTGGATGTAGATAGAATGGGATTACTGTACGATGTAAAGGATGACAGAGTTGTATTTCCTATCGTACACAAGAACAAGATTGTTGACGCTACTGGTCGGGCGTTGACAAAGCGACTCCCTAAATGGCGCAGGTATGGGGTTGGTGGTCTCCCGTATACCTATGGCTGGGGGGATGTCGCCGTAGTTGTTGAGGACTGTGTGAGTGCATCAGTAGTTGGTGGTGAGAAGTTTGTCGGGGTCGCACTGCTAGGTACTACATTGCTTGAAGAACACAAGCATTATCTCACACGGTTCTCAGCAGCTATCGTTGCACTAGACCCTGACGTGCTACCAAAGACTATCGCAATGGCGAAAGAGTTGCGTGGTCACATACCAGAAGTAAAGGTGTTGCGCCTTGAGAAAGACTTAAAGTATCGCAACCCGACAGACATCGACAAACTGAAACAATTAGGAGCAACACAATGGAACTGATGGAATTATCCCTTGTCCGAAGTCTAATGAACAAAGACTTCTACGAGAACAATCGTGGGGCTAGATGCCCTGACAAACTGTTCAGTGCAGACGTGCGTAAAATTAAGAAGGCAGTTGATATTGCAATGGACAGGTACGACAGGACTGTTACGCCAGAGGAAGTGCAAGCCCTGTTCATATCTAGTAACCCGTCGATTACACCAGCACAGCGTGAGTCGTTCAACAACCTGTTCAATAACATCCAGCGCACTGATCCACTAGGCAACGACGTAGCAGGAGAGGTACTTTCCCGACTGTTTCAGCAGGTTGTAGGGGCAGAGATTGCAGAGTTGGGGTTCGACTATGTGAATGGTGACAAAGCCAGCCTAGAGCCTTTACAGCAACTGCTGGAAAAGTATGGCGAAGACTTTACGCCCAAGCTGAACATCGAATGGGACGACATATCTATTGACACTATCATTGCTAAGAATGACTTGGAAGCACGATGGACATTCAACATCCCTGCCCTGACACGTAAGGTAGAAGGTGTGAACGATGGACATCTGATTGAGATTGGTGCCAGACCCAATACAGGTAAGACATCATTTCATGCCAGTATCATTGCTGGTCCAGGAGGTTTTGCACATCAAGGTGCCAACTGTATTGTCTTGTGTAATGAGGAAAGCTACCATCGTGTGGCTGCACGTTACCTGACAGCAGCAACGGGACTAACCATGTGGGAAGTAAAGAACAACCCAGCTAAAGCGCGTGATCTGTATCGCCCTGTGTATGATAAGATTCGCATCAAGGATTCTACAGGTAGGGATATGGCATGGGTAGAGAGTGTGTGTAAATCGTACAAGCCTGATATAATTGTTCTTGACATGGGCGATAAATTCGCTACTATGTCTGGCTACTCACGTCCTGATGAAGCACTGAAGGCTAATGCCATCTATGCTAGGATGATTGCCAAGCAGTATAACTGTGCTGTATTCTATATGTCACAGCTAAGTGCAGAGGCAGAGGGTAAGACAATACTGAACCAGAGTATGATGGAGGGTTCACGTACAGGTAAGGCAGCAGAGGCAGACTTGATGGTGCTGATTGCCAAGAACCCACAAGTTGATGGGCAGGATGAAGAAGACACACAACGCCATCTGTGCGTAGTCAAGAACAAGCTGACTGGCTGGCATGGTAGGGTACATTGTGAATTGAATTACACAATAGGAAGATATGAGGTATAGATATGAAACTAACACTTGATGTAGAGAACACAGTCACCAAGCGTGACGGCAAGATGCACCTTGACCCATTTGAGCCGGAGAACTCACTGGTCATGGTGGGTATGCTCACCGATCAGGGCGACGAAACAATTGTATCTTTCGATCATGCAGAGTGTTCGTCTCCCGATCAGGAGTCTTTTGATTTGGTGCAAGGCTATCTGGATCAGACTACTATCCTGATCGCACACAACGCAGCGTATGACTTGCTGTGGCTTTGGGAGTCAGGCTTCAAGTATGATGGTCCTGTCTTTGACACTATGCTGGCAGAGTATGTCTTGCAGCGTGGCGTTAAAGAACCGTTGTCGCTTGAGGCATGTGCTGAACGCTATGATCTTGATACTAAGAAGCAAGACACGCTGAAAGAGTATTTCAAAAAGGGAATGAGTGTTCGTGACATTCCATACAATGAACTCACTGAATATCTCATTGCTGATCTTGAAGCTACACAACAACTGGCAGACAGGCTGATGCTACGATTAAACAAGCAAGAAGATATTGGATTGCGTGGTACAATAGACCTGACTAATCAGGTAGCTGTATGCCTTGCCCGTATTTATCAGCGTGGCTTTGCTGTGGACTTGACTGCCTTAGATACAGTGCGTCAAGAATTTGAAGAGGAGAAGCGTCAACTTATTGACAAGCTACAAGAACACATTCGTGACATCATGGGTGACACGCCTATCAATCTCAATAGCCCAGAGCAATTGTCTTGGGTAATCTATAGTCGTAAAGTCAAGGACAAAACACGGTGGTCAAATACCATTGAACCATACATGAAAGACGCACCCTTTAAAGACTTGATACGCAATCAAACAGAACGCATATACAAAACATATGCAGAACAATGTAAAGACTGTCGTGGCACAGGATACATTCGTAAGACAAAGAAAGATGGCACACCCTTTGCCAAGTCACATAAGTGTGTTACTTGTGCAGCTAGTGGCTATCTGTATAAACCCACTGACAAGGTGGCTGGCTTAAAGTTTGTGCCACCTAATGCAAAGTGGGCGAGTGCAAATGGTTTTAGTACAAGCAAGGGCAACCTTGAGATACTAGAAAAGGCAGCACGTAGTAAGGGTATGGACGATGCAGTATCGTTCTTGTCTAAGGTACGTAGGCTGTCGGCTGTGGATACATACCTGTCATCATTTGTTGAAGGCATACGTACCCACACTAAACAAGATGGCAAGTTGCATGTCAGACTGTTGCAACATAGGACAGCCACAGGTCGGCTATCGGGTGCAGACCCCAACATGCAGAACATGCCACGTGGTGGTACGTTCCCTGTAAAGAAGGTGTTTGTATCTCGTTGGCCTGATGGTAAAGTATTGGAAGCAGACTTTGCCCAGCTAGAGTTTAGGGCTGCTGCATTCCTATCACAAGATGGAGTAGCAATTGAAGAAGTGTCTACTGGATTTGATGTACACTCATACACCGCTGAAGTTATTACCAATGCTGGTCAGCCTACGGACAGACAGACTGCGAAGGCGCATACTTTCGCGCCGTTATATGGCGCAACGGGATTTGGTAGAACAACAGCGGAAGCAGAATACTACACACACTTCACGGAGAAATATAAAGGCATCGCAGATTGGCATACCAGACTGGCTAAAGAGGCTCTAACTACAGAGATGATTACTACACCCTCTGGCCGTCAGTTTAAGTTTGAAGGGGTGCAAAGACTTGAGAGTGGTAAGATAACAAACTTTACACAGATCAAGAATTATCCTGTGCAGTCGTTTGCTACAGCAGATATCGTGCCTATTGCTTTGTTGCATATTGATAAGCTGTTGGTAGGAATGGAGTCATGTGTTGTGAACAGTGTGCATGACAGTATTGTAGTGGATGTGCATCCAAACGAAGAACGTCAGGTGATTGATATTATTAACAAAACTAATAACGATCTTCCTGGTTTAATTACAATGAGATGGGGTATCGTATTTAACGTACCACTAGAACTAGAAGCAAAAATTGGTGAGAATTGGCTTGACACTAAAGACGTTGTGTGATACAACTACGCTTCTAATTTACACGAAAGGAGTATTTATATATGACTGAACTTGCAGTAATTGATTCTAATAACTACGCAGCTATGGCACAAATGCTAGGCATGGCTGCTGATACAGGTGAGAACAAGAGTAGTCTTGCCCGTATTAAAATCCACAGCCAGCCTATTAAGGGTAAGGCAGAGGTTAATGGTAAGACGATGAATGTCGATATCATATCGGCTGGATCATTCTTCATGGCAAACGTAGATGGCAATGATGTCTACGCTGAGAAGATTAAGATGCGTTTGTTTATGCAAAGGTTTCTGTATCAGAAGTATGATTCGTCTAGCAACAACTATGTTAAGACTGTCATGGCAGAGAAGCTAGACATTGATTTGAAAGACGATGCTGGTAACTTTAACTGTGGTAAACCTTCTGGTTACATCAAGGACTTTGATGCACTGTCACAGGACATGAAGGAATTGATTCGGTCCATCAAACGTACTCGTTCTCTATACGGTACCGTTACCTTTGTAGATGCAAAGGATGAACAAGGTAATTCTGTTGAACTGGAGAATGTACCATTCGTTTATGATGTGTCAGTAAAAGAAGGATACAAAAACTTCGGTGATGTATTCAATAAGTTTGCACAGCACAGCAGACTACCCATTATGCACGACACTATCGTGACGACGGCTGAACGTAAAGGGCCAAGTGGTATGTACTACATACCTGTCTGCGAAGCTGATTTGAATACCGTGCATGACATTGTAGACTCTGACCAAAACTTACTGAGAGACTTTAAAGCTGTGGTTGAAAATCACAATCGCAGGATTCTCTCAGAGTGGGAAGAGAAGCAAGTAGCGAAGGCAACCGAAGAAGAAAAGGAACTTGCTGAATCTTTTGTTGACATTGATGTTGAAGAGGTAGAATGATATGAACCATCCAGCCGAACTGGCGTTGCACAAATACATGGACGATGCCACAAAAGGTAAGTCAACCATGTCAGAGGACACTGCTAAACAAATTGCAGAGGATGTTCGACAGGCTGTGCTTCGCCAGTTTGGTGGGACAGGGAAACGTGAATTTAGGTTACGTATGTCTAATCTTGGTAGGCCAACTTGCCAACTGTGGTTCGACAAAAATAAACCTGAGACAGCCCTGCCTCGCCCAACTACATTTGTTATGAACATGATGCTTGGCGATATTGTAGAAGCAGTATTCAAAGGGCTACTAACAGAAGCAGGAGTTGAGTATGGAGATTCAGAAAGTGTATCACTTGATATTGGTGAACATACAATTAATGGAACATATGATCTTACTCTTGATGGTGCTGTTGATGATGTCAAGTCAGCATCTGATTGGTCGTATCGCAACAAGTTTGAATCATTTGAAACACTACGTAACGGGGATGCCTTTGGTTACGTAGCGCAGCTTGTAGGTTATGCAAAAGCTACAGGTCTAAAACCTGGGGGCTGGTGGGTAGTCAATAAAGCAAATGGTAGTTTCAAATATGTTCCAGCTACGGGCATTGATGAAGAAGCGGAGATGCAAAAGATCAATAGCACAATCGACACTGTGAACACGAATGAGTTCAGTCGGTGCTTTGAGCCAGTAGAAGAAACATTTAGGGGTAAGGCTACAGGTAATAAGATGTTGTGTAAAGAGTGTTCTTTCTGCGACTATCGTAAAGAATGTTGGCCGGACCTAAAGGAATTACCAGCAGTGAAGTCACAAGCCAAACAACCAAAGATGGTTTCATATGTCGAGTTAGCACCTGCGTATAATGAAGCATCGTTCTTTTCTGGTAGAGCATCCTAATGCATAATGCTAAAAGGTTTAGGGCAGCACGTAAACTAGGATTTCGTAGCGGACTTGAGCATAAGATTTCTGAATACCTTATAGACTTAAAAATAAAATTTGATTATGAGTCTATCAAGATTGAGTGGGAAGACCTTGCTTACAGAACCTACACACCTGACTTCGTGCTGTCCAACGGCATCATCATTGAAACAAAGGGTATGTTTACGGCAGCAGATCGTCGTAAGCATCTTGCAATTAAGAGGCAGCATCCTAACTTAGACATACGTTTTGTATTTGAAAGTAGTAGAAGAAAGCTACGTAAGGGTGCCAAGTCAACGTATGGTGAGTGGTGTATTAAGTATGGCTTTAGATATTATGATCGTGTAATTCCTGAAGACTGGTTAAAAGAAAAAGGAAAAAACAAACATCCAAAATTTGTAAAGTTCAAAGGGACAAAAGTAAAAAGGAGTAAAAAATGACAGAGGAAGAAAAAATACTAGACGAAGATTTTCTTATACGGGTGCGACCTGTAAAAGATAATGAAGAGTATACGGGCGAAGCAAATTTTTCTGTCATCAGTAGCCAAGGTAACGATGTTCCTCTTGACTTGTACCAAGATATGGAGTATGTAGTTAAGTGTATGCTATCGACGATTCCACTCATGGAACAGGATGACGAGTTTAGACATTTTGTATCTCACTATGTAGAGAATTATTTTTCTTATGAGTTTGACGAAAGAAGCAGTGGTACAGCAGAGATTGAATCAGTAGATGGCAATGTCATTACCATTAATTTTAACAGTGATACAAAGGGTACTGCATAATGCGACATGAAGAGTACATGAAAAACAAACTAGCTGAAGATGAGGATAAACTGATGGACGAATTTTACACAACAAAAATATCAAGCACAAAAACAGATATGGTGAACAGCCCACCTCATTATAATAAGGCTGGTATAGAATGCATAGACGCGATACGTGCAGCAACAGGTGATGGATACGAATACTATTTGCAGGGAAATATAATGAAATACTTGTGGCGTTATCGTTACAAGAATGGTATAGAAGATTTGCAGAAAGCGCAATGGTATCTGGCTAAGTTAATAGAGGAATGTAATGAAAGTTAAACTATACATAACCCTAGACATTGATCCAGAAGAGTATCCTATACCAGCAGATGAAAATGTAGGGCAAGATATACAAGACAGTCTTGAAGAATATTTTTATGAAGTGGATGGTGCAAACATTAGACATATAAAAACTATTATGGAGTGAGATAATATGAGCAATTATTTAC